AATATCAATTACATAAAACTGAGAGAATCAGCAGTAGAACCGTTCAGTGCCAAGGATGGTGATGCTGGTTATGATTTATACGCAGTGACTAGGGAAAAGATAGGCCCGATGGAGAGAAAGTTGATTCGTATTGGGATAGCATTGGAAATTCCGAATGGCTATTATGGAAGAATCGCTCCGAGAAGTGGCCTTGCCGTTAAGAAAGGGATAGATGTTATGGCTGGTGTTATTGACTCGTCTTACAGAGGCGAAGTCATGGTTTTGTTATCTAATTTCAATCCTTTGGTAGAAGATCACGCATTTGGGGGGATGTTCGGCTCCTCTAATGATTTTATTATTAATCCGGGCGACAGGATTGCTCAATTAATAATTGAGAAATGTCACAGGGTGGAGTGGGATTTAAAAGAAGAACTTTCCGATTCGAGCAGGGGTGAGGGAGGGTTTGGATCGTCTGGCGTTTCTTCTACGAGATGATTTCAGAAATGGAGATTGCTTTTTCAGTAGGATTTGTTACTACCTTTCTAGTCTTATGGTTCGAAACTAATGTTGTTGTGGAGTATGTCAACTTTTTCCATTTGGGAGGCTTGATAGACGTGTGCGAGTACGATGATTACGAATTAGATGGTAAGTGTAAAAATTACCCAGAGTATCTCTTAGTAAGATACCCGAGTTTTTACACCAAGTTGATTTCATGCCCTTATTGTATTGGGCTCTGGTCTACCGTCATTTGCTGTATTTTTTTAGGTTTGCCCTTCGTTTCGTGGGCGATGATATATATTCTCTCGCTACTAGTTTACCTCTCTATGTGTAAACTCAGTAGATGATTAAAAAGGGCCATGTATTCGAGAGTATAGGGGCTTTTCGGGACTTTCTCGACAGCAACCCTGATCTTTATGATACTGGAGATGTCCTTCATGACTATCTAGAGAAATGCGCTTTTTATAAAGTTTGCTGTAAGTGTGATAGGTCTCGAGTCAAAGATGAGTTGATTATTTTGGCCATCCAAATTCCCATTAGGATTCTTCCCCCTCAAAAAAAGCTCATCAAAGAAAAGTTGGACGTAGACTTCGTGGAGTTGTACTATAATACCGAAAGACTTTTTCGGTTATAGTGCTTCCGTAGCTCAATTGGATAGAGCATCGGTTTTCTAAACCGAGGGTTCTGGGTTCGAGTCCCAGCGGAAGTGCCAAGTTATGGTACTGAAGGAAGCTATAATTAAGCTTAGAAAGGAGGGAAAGACTTACGATGAAATCGTTGGCGTATTAGGTTGTGCCAAGTCTACAGTTTCTTTTCACATCGGCGATGGCCAGAAAGAAAAGCATAGGTTAAGAAAAAGAAAATGGGCAGCGGAGGCGAATGGTCTTGTCCGCGTAAAACTATCTGTATTTTTGAACAGAAAGCCGTACCCTAATGTTAAGTTTAAAAGAGGGTCAGGGAAACTTTCCCCTCATGACTTGTTCAGAAACAAAGTGAAACAATTTAAATCTAGGATGAAGAATACTAAAGGGAAGCACAAGGTGAACAATATCAAGGTCGATTATAACTACAAAGAGGTCATGAAAAAAATTGGCGATGATCCTATCTGCTATCTAACAGGGAAGAAGATTGACCTTGCGAAGGGCGAGTTGTATAACTTTGATCATATCAAACCAGTTTCTAAAGGAGGGACAAATGACTTATCGAATTTGGGGCTATCCACATCTAACGCGAACGCAGCGAAGTCTAATATGAGCGTTAGCCAATTTATTATTCTCTGCCGTGAAGTTTTAGAGCATAATGGATTTAAGGTTAGTAAGAAAAAGTAAAAAAAAACGTTTTCGGAACCGACGGGGAAAATTTTAACAAGGTGGACGATAGACATGAAAAACAAAAGGCAGGAAAAATATTCCAAGACTGAAAGAGGCAAAGACACAATTAAGTCTGCGGGAGAAGCATATGATAGACGAGACTTAGAGAGAAGAAGGAAACAGAAAAGAGATTATATGCGTAGGAAGAGGGAAGAAGATCGATATGCTTGGAGGTATAAGAAAGAAGGCACAGCCTGAGGCTCAAGTGTATTAGAAAGTTTAGGAAAAACGAATTTAACAGGTGTAATTTCTAGTGGGATATAGTTAATTATGAAGACACTCATCGCTTTTACAATGGCGGTAATGCTTAGCTTTACCGGAACTTCCGCAGAGAAAAAGACTTCTACTGCCGAGCACTTACAAAACGTATCTGTTACTATTAGAGCAGAGAGCGGTTACAATGCAGGAGAAGGGAGCGGTGTGGTCTTTACCCGAAAAGATAAAGACGGGAACTCCGTAAACCTAGTTTGGACTGCTGGACATGTCATAGATAATCTTCGTTCCGAAAGGAAAATTTTAATTAATGGCGCACCAAGGACTTTGGTGGAATTCAAAGACCCAACAATTATTAAGGAGATTAGACAGAATGGAAGAACTGTCGGTCGTCTTCAAATGGATGCGGAGGTCCTGAAATACAGTGATGCAGATGATGGACATGATCTTGCACTACTCCGTATTCGTAAACTTAATTTCGTTACCGATAGCGTAACATTTTATCTTGATAAAAAAATTCCCGCCTTGGGTACGGACCTTCTGCATGTCGGTTCGCTGCTAGGCCAACTAGGTGCAAATAGTATGACAGATGGAATTTACTCACAACACGGTAGAATTATTAAAGACCTTAATAAGCATGTGTTCGACCAAACGACTTGTACAGCTTTTCCCGGAAGCTCTGGCGGTGGTGTGTATCTGAAATCTGATGCAAGATATGTAGGAATGTTGGTTAGGGGAGCAGGAGAAGGGTTCAATTTAATTGTGCCTGTACGCCGTCTCCATGATTATTGCAAACGGCATAAGATTATGTGGGCCTTAGACGGAAAAGAGGAAATGCCTAATGAAGAAGCACTAAAGAAAATGCCTATCGAAAGCACTCCTAAAGAAGAGGACAGTGCTAAGGATGAGGAGAAAAAGGAAGCAGCTAAAAAGCTTTTCCCATTCCAGCTTCGGGTAATTGATTTAAATAAACCGACGACTAAAACCATCATTCAGAAGAGGTAGATATGAAAAAAATTATTCTTTTATTCTCTGTAGTTGCTCTAGTGGGCTGTAATTGGGGGGACTCAAAATGCCCAAAATGCGCTTGTGATTCAGGATGTTGTGATTCTGGCTCTTGCTCCGTAGAGGGCTGCGACTGCTCTTGCAGTTCTTGAGGGGCACATACCAACCCTGCGTATAAACGTAGTGAGGCTTTTCGGCTTCGCTACGTTTTTTTTCACACCCTAGTTTTCCTGTGTAATGTATGTTGCCCCCTTGGAGTACAAGGGGATTTGTTATGGAATATGGAATGATTGTCCTTATGATGTCAGCGATAGGCTATGGTCTATGGCTAGGAAACCGGATACTTCACGAAGTGATAGTAACCAAAAGATTTGTCGCAGCCAAAAAACCTGTCCGCAGGAAAAAGGCGGTCAAAAGTAAATAACTATACCCCAAATCTCTCTACGGTGAAATATTCCGTAGAGAGAATTTCCCCTATTATCCCCGATCACAAAATAGCAGTCTTTAGGGATTTTTATTGGTTCTATTGAGAATTCTCTAGTTGTTGTGACATAAGGGTCGTTCATCCTTTTGCCGTCGATGTATACTATTCCTTCCTTAGCCTCAAATATTTCATTAGGCATACCAAGGATTCTCTTGTTTAGAGTCTCTCCATCTTCAGAAGATTTGATGACAACGATGTCCATCCTGTCTGGATAGCACCCAGACCAATATCTTTCCATGACTATCATCTGTCTATCAACGATGGTAGGCGTCATGCTATCTCCACTATTATATAGGATTTTGTATTTGGACCCGAAGATTAAGAAAACAAACAGCAAAACGAAGGCTATCTTCCAGAGATAGTTAAGTAGCTTTCTTCCCTTATCCTTGTCGATGTTAGTGTAATTAATGATAGTGAAGCATATCACATTGCAAGGAGTGGACATAATGATTTCTAATACTTCCCGAAGGGTTGTAATAAAGGACCCATTAGAGACAATGACCTTTCCTGAGGCCGAGGTTCTCGTTAAGTATTTATTTGACGAGGGTTTTATCAAATGCGAGGCTGTGCATTGCGAAATCGTCAGGGAGATCGATGAGTAATAACGGTAAGGATGGCCCTAATAGAAGCCTAGAGGGACTTTTAGGGAGAGCTTGTGTTCGAGCCTTAAGAAGGTTTAGGACTGAGCAAGCCTATAACATGGCGGTCATTTCCATCGGCTGGTGGGAAACAGAAATGCTCAAAAACTTAGACACGATTGATGAGCTAGAACTAGAAAAATTAATGGGACTAGAAAGCTCGGATCACGACGAAAGATATGATGAGGCTGAAAGCAAGATAATTTATCTTTTTGGTAAGAAAGATTTCGAATTTCAACTAATGGATAGGATAGAGAAGGATGCCCAGAAATACCTCTAAAAAACCAGCCAAGAAAACTCCCTCTAAAAAGAGGAAGAAAAAGTATTATTTGATCGTTGGTAAAAGGAAAGACTACAGGTATGGAGCGTTCCCCTTTTCTGAAGAGGGCAGAGAATTAGCAGAGAAATATTTGAAGAAGATTCAGAACTCTAAGAACGAACTGTATATCACTTCGAAGTAATCTTCGGACTTTTCATACAAAACGTGTAAAATACTTTAGATGCTTAATGCAGAAGTAGTTCAAGCGAAGACCAGAGGGCATGTGAAATGCTCTGCATGTGAATTAAAGTATACCCATAAAGACTATAAGCTCCTGAAAGATGCCAAAAAACTCGTGTATTTTCAGTTTAAAAGGAAAAGATTTTGTCATGAGTGCTTTTGTAGGCTCATAGCGGAGTCTCAATCCGAGAATGACCCTCAAAAAGTTATGGTTAAAGATGGCGATATGTTTTGGGTATTTAATTTCGAAGATTGGGCGGGACAATGAGCGATGATTATGAATTTAATTACGTAGATTTCCTAAAGAAGATAGGGAAAGGTCTAGATAAGATCGATGAAGATGATATAATTGACCCCGTTATGAGAAATCAAGTAGATCATCTTAAAGAAGAAATTAAAAAAAATGATTCAGGAGAAAAATGAAAAGGCTGCGGTTCTTCTCGATCAGATCATAGAGAAGGCGATAGAAGACGACATCCGCCATAAAAGGGAGAATGTCGGGAGAAAGGGAAGTGCCACAGTCGGAGATGATTGGTATGTATTTCACCTTAAGCTTCTAAAGACTCTACTCAATGAAAGTAATGGAGAAAATTAAATGAAAAGCTATTTATTTGACGTCGATGGAACCTTAACCCCTCCGAGGGAACCTATGACTTCGTCATTTTCTCTTAACTTCTTGTCTTGGATGAATGACAAAGATGTTTATTTGGTGGCTGGCAGTAGTAAAGACTACGTCGATCAGCAAATTCCTTCTAGTGTGCTTTCTCGAGTGTCTGGCGTTTTCTGTTCTATGGCCAATGAGTTGTGGCAAGATGGTTCCCTTGTCTATAGTAATGATTGGGAGCTACCGCAGGAGATTCAAGATCGTGTATACAGTTTTAGGAGAATGAGCCAATATATAGAGAATGAGTTCGTGCCATCTACTGGCCCAGTTATACATCGCAGGACAGGGATGATTAACTTCTCGGTAATAGGGAGAGATGCGGATTCTGCTGCTAGAGAGGCTTACTTTGCTTGGGATAATGAGAATCAAGAGAGAGCCTCTATTACTGAGCAATTAGAGACTTTGTTTCCAGATATAGAAGTAAGGATAGGCGGTCAAATTAGTATTGATATCCAGCCCAAGGGGAATAATAAGTCGTTAGCCAGTAAGTGGATAAGGGAAAATAAGGGTGGTCAGATGGTCTTTTTCGGGGACAAATGCACGCAGCCCGGAAACGATTATGATATCGTCGCTGATATCGAAGCTAACGGTGATGGCGAATGTCATCAAGTTAGTGGCCCAGACGAAACGCAGGGCTTACTGGCGGGCATATCTTAATCCTCAAAAGGGCCCTCTAAATTAGCCGATTGAATTTTTGGCTATTTTCATATAGATTTCAGTTGAACAAGTCTAAAGATTCTTGGATAATCTTCAGGCACTAATTCTACATATTGTGAAAGACTTAAGAAAACATCGATCTTGTAAGCCTGTCATCCTTAAAAGGGTAGATACGGGAGAGTTGGTTGAAATCACCAACCTCTTCCATTACTGTCAGGAAAAAGACCTGAGTTATACAGGTATAAAGAATCTCTTCTATGACTTACCGAGCGAGAATCATCTTACTTGTCAAGGTTACTGTCTTCCAGAGACAGACCTCGAAAAAGTTAGGCTTTCAAAGCTCACTAATAAATGGAAAAAAATCTGGGACACAGAAATAACCTTAGAGAATTACTACACTGGAGATGTCGTTACTCTTGTGGGAGGGGAGTCTATAGACTTTTGTGAGAAAAATGGATTTAAGCCTAGGGTCGTCTGGTCTTTGTATTCTGGCACAATGAAGCAGTGCAAGGGGTGGTTTAAAAAGGGTTCGGAAGTTAACATAAGAAAGAAACTCCATATTGAACCAGTGAAACTCATCACCCCAGAAGGAGATACTATTGAGGTAGCTAATGTCTGTCATTGGGTTAGGAATGTCTTTGCTAAAAATTTAGATAGCAAAGAAGCGCACAAGAAGTACCGATCTTTCCATAAGTTAATTCGAGGCGAAACCAAAAAGGCTTATGGGTATGTTTTAAAGTCGTGAAGACGGTTCGCTCCAAGAAGAAACCGAAAGTAATATGGTGCAATGGGTGTTTTGATATAATCCATCGCGGTCATATTGAGTTGTTTCGTTATGCAAGAGATTTGGGGGATTACCTAGTGGTGGGGATAGACACTGATAAAAGAGTCAAGGAGTTGAAAGGTCCTGAAAGACCTATCAATAGTCTAGACGACAGAGCGACAGTCCTTGAATCTATTGAAACAATAGATGAGGTGGTTTGTTTTGGGAGTGATGAGGAATTGAGAGAGATGGTTAAGAAATACGCGCCTCGTTACTTGGTGGTTGGTTCGGATTACAGAGACAAAGAGGTGATCGGTTCGGAGTGGGCTGAGGAAGTTGCTTTTTTTAGTAGAGTGGAAGGGTATTCTTCTACTGCTTGCATAGATGGAACTAAACGTAGAAGTCATGAAGAAGAAAAAATCTCCTAAATCTAAATCAAGAATCGCAAAGTCTAGTAAGGAGTCTGATGATTCCCATGAAAGATTTAGCCCTATCCCGAAGCATCTATCCCCAGAAGAGAGAAAGAAATGGGAGAAAGATATAAAATGGGAAAGGGAAGAGGTTGAGAGGAGAAAGAAGGAGGGCCTTTATCCTAAAAATGCAAATGGGAAGAGGGCGAAGGCCAAGATGAAAAAATCTTCTAGTGAAGACCGGACTCTTCATGACACCTATTATTAATGTTCGATGGTTTACTAAAATGGATAAAAGGAATTGGTATGTTACAAGGTAAAAACTACATCGCGGGAGAGTTCCATGATCTCGGCCCTTATTTTGATAAAACGAACCCCTGCAATCAGGAAGTGATAGGAAAATTTCCTCAAACTGGACCCCACCTTGTCCATCAGGCTTATATAGAAGCAAGAGATGCCTTTGGAAAATGGAAGGCGGTCAGTCGGGTTAAAAGAGGGGATTACTTCTATAACGTATGTCAGATAATCGAGAGACGACGAGAGGAACTGGCAAAAGCTATCTCTCTTGAGACAGGGAAAACGTACAATGAGTCCATAGCTGAAGTAAATGAAGCATTACATATGTCTATGTACGCTTTCGGAAGTGGGAGGCAACCAATCGGGGAAGCAGTATGTTCTGAGATAGCTGATAAAGATGCTTATATGTTGCGAAAACCTAAGGGTGTCGTGGCGATAGTATCTCCTTTTAATTTTCCGGTAGCTATCGGAGCTTTTTGGTGCGCTGCTCCAGCTATAGTCGAAGGTAATACAGTCATTCTAAAACCCAGCGAAGATACTCCGTACACAAGCCAGCTTTGCGCTGAAATTTACGATGAGGCTGGTTTTCCTGAAGGAGTGTTCAACGTTATTCATGGGGATGGGGAAGTAGGGGATGCTTTAATCAATGAGGACGTAGACCATATCTGTTTTACTGGCAGTGCAGAGGTAGGTATGCATGTGAGAAAGGTTGCTGCAAAAAGTTGGCATAAGACTACTTCATGCGAGATGGGCAGCAAATCAGCCTGTATTGTATTTGATGATGCGAATTTAGATTTATCGATGGAAGCCTGTGTGGCTAGTGCTTTCAAGCTTTCTGGCCAGCGTTGCGTTTCTTCAGGTCGCTTTATTGTTCAGAGAAAAATTTATAATGACTTCATTAAACTTTTTCTTGAGAGACTTGATGGTGTTAAGTGTGGCCCTCCATTTAAAGCGGTTCCTCGTAGCACGGGGATGCCAGAAGCTGTGGCTTGGGATGAATATGTTCCAGATGAAAGTGTTACGTATGGTCCTCTTATAAACCAGCAAGGCGTAGATAAAGTAATCATGTATAATGACATGGTGAGGAAAGATTCTGAGGCCGAGGTATTAATGGATGGAGGTTGTTACAATGGAGGAGATAGAGGAAACGGGAACTTTATGTCTCCTTTCGTATATAAGTCAGAGTGGAGACATGTTCCTTATTTAACTAGAGAAGTGTTTGGTCCTCATGTAGCCATTGTTCCATTCGACAAGACAGAAGATGCAGTCAGAATATATAACGACACAGAGTATGGGCTTGCTGTCGGTATTTTAACGGATGACTTCAGGAAGGCTCGTTATTGTAGGGATAATTGCGATTTCGGCATGTGTTATTGGAATGGTGGGTCTATCGCAGCAGAATCGCATCTTGCCTTTGGGGGGGTTAAAAAGTCAGGCAACGGCTTCCCTTCGGCAGCGCGGACATTTCGTGCGGTTACTCATGAAGTATCATGGACCGTGAATCATGCAGGGTCACTTGAGTTTCCTCAAGGTATGAAATGAGAAAGGTTTTCATAACAGGTGGGTCAGGAACGGTGGGCTCTACGTTCATCGAGAAGTACTACGGTTATTTCAAATTTTACAGTTATTGCAGAAATGAAAGTATGCAAGTGGCCCTAAAGAGAAGGCTCCCAGATGTCGATATCCTTTTAGGGAGCGTAGAGGATAGTAGCTCTGTCCTTTATCATATGTCAAAAGTTAGTCCTGACATTATCATTCATGCAGCAGCCCTTAAGCACGTAGATATAGCAGAGAAGCAGCCTTCGATAGCTACTGAAGTAAATGTAATTGGAAGTCTTAATATTATAAAAGCTGCAATAGAGAATGGCGTAAGCACAGTGGTCGGCATCAGCACAGACAAGGCATGTAACCCTGACAATGTTTATGGATATACCAAATTGATGATGGAGAAAATGTTTGTTGATGCGAATTTCACTTGCTGTCGTTTTGGAAATGTCGCGAAAAGCCAAGGTTCCGTTATCCCATTTTGGACTAAGCTTAAGGACGAGGGGAAAAAGCTCAAAGTCACAGACCCCGAGATGACTCGCTTAATGTTCAGTAAATCAGACGCAGTAGAACTTATCAATTATGCTGTAAGCTTGTCGGAGGTTGGGAAATCGGGCTTTGTTCTTTCTTGCATGATGAAATCGGTAAACCTTTTAGACTTAGCTCAAGTTATCTCTAATGACATTGAGGTAGTTGGTTTAAGACCGGGGGAAAAAATCCATGAGAGTTTAATCTCCGAGAGAGAAGTCTCTCGTACAGAGGTAAACGAAGAGGGATATATATTTTTACATAAAGAGAAAAAACCAAAGCAGTCAAGACTGCCCTCTCTTTCGGAAGAACTGTCTAGTTTAACAGCCGAAAAAATGTCTGAAAACGAAATGAAACAATTAGTGACAGGATAAAAAATGAATCAACATCCAGAGTATGCTCAAAATGAAGATTTTCATGAATCTAAAAGATTCGAAGCTGATGACCAAAAAGTTGTTTTGGTTGATATAGATGAGACTATTTGTTTTTACCCAGAGAAAAGGAGATATGACCTCGCTGAACCGGATAAGGATAATATTGCTAAGATAAATAAGTTATACTCGGAGGGATGGTACGTTATTTATTGGACTGCTAGAGGTGGTTCCGAAAAGTCTAAGGCTGAAGGCAGATGTTATTACGATTATACTCATGGACAGTTACTAAGTTGGGGGTGCTTGTTCAATGAGCTTTCGACTGGTTCTAAGGGGAACTACATTAAACCCCCATGTGATTTAGTAATAGATGATAAAGCGAAAAGGATCGAGGAGTTATGAAAGAATTTTGTTGTCCGAAAGGCCCAGAAGGAGAGAGAGGAAAACCGGGATGGCTGGATTTGGCCCCTGATATTTGTAGACAGCGTATAGTATTAGAAGGGACTCTCTATTCACCATTCTCTCCAGAACAAATGACCGAGTACTGTGTTGATGTAACGAAGGTTTTAAACATGACCGCCGTTACTGCTCCCGTATGTAATTTTGATTCTCAGTATGGGTGGTGTGCATATATGCATTGGAAAGAGAGTGGTATGCATATTTATGCTTGGGATGACAGGAAACCGCCTTTCTTCTCTATAGACATTTATACGTGCAAGCCTTTCGATCCTTGGGATGCTGCTAGATATACCGAAGAGTTCTTCGGCGAACAATTAATCAGATTATGCTGGAAAGAATAGAATGAAAACTAAAAATATAGAGGGGTACTCAAAACCAAGAGGCAAGAAGACACGTAGCGGTGCGAGCGAGAATACTAAAGACATTAAGAAATACAGAGGTCAAGGGGGACCACGCAAAAGGTGCAAAAAATGAAGAAGAAGGCTTTAATTCTGGGCGTCGGTAATATGGGGCTAGCCATATCTCACGCAATGTACGAACTCGGCTTCAGGCTGGAGTGCGTCGATGTTTCTAAGCAACAGCTAGGGAAACTTAGGCATATTATACCCTCAACTTTAGAATATGATTGCTTTCAGTCATCCCCCCTTACCTTTGAGAAAGACTTGGGTGATCTTGTAGGAAACAAGCCAGACATAGTCATTTCGTCTTTGCCATATCATCAAACAGAAAAGGTGGCACGTAGTTGCATTGATAACGGGGTCCGTTACGCCGATCTTGGTGGTCGCGTAGATGTCTCCGAAAGGATTAATGAATCAGCCCTTCCTAATAAGAATCTTGTGGCTACAGACCTTGGGCTTGCTCCGGGTTGGGTAAATATTATTTCTGAATTTATCTGCGATGAGTTAGAAGGTCATGAGATAAAGAATGTAACGATGATGGTAGGTGGTCTTCCTGAAGAACCTGATCCTAGAAATCCATTTAAATATAATGTGACTTGGTCTGTGGATGGGCTAATAAACGAATATCGAGATGATTGTGTCATCTTAGAAGATGGCAATCCTAAAGTGGTAGCTGGTATGGATGGGCTAGAGACTACAGACACTCAGTTGGGGACTCTAGAATGTTTTTATACTAGCGGAGGTGCTTCCCATAGCATCAAGTCTATGTCCGAGCGTGGGATTAAGGGGTGTAGTTATAAAACCTTAAGATACAAAGGCCACTGTGATTTGGTTAGATTCCTTATAAGAGATTGTTTCCTTCCTGATTCTTGCCTGAAGCAACTCTTCCAAGTCGGTTGTTCTGGGGGCGGGAAAGACGTAGTTATCCTGAAGGTATCTGTTGAGTCTGAGAAGGACGGAAAACAGAATATTACGAATAGAGAAGTAGTAGTCAACGCGGATGACAAATTCAGTGCTATGCAGAAAGCAACAGCGTTCCCAATTTCTGCTGTAGCTAGCTTGATGGCTAATGGCGAATTCGATCATTTAGATTCTTTTTCTTACAAGGACGTTCCTAAAGATAAATTCGAGGACAGCTTGAGTCATCTTGGGATATTATAGACTATGTCCATTAAAACTACTTGGGTTAAGAGCTTGCCCTACCTCTTCTCATCCAAGAGGGGAATCTTATTCTTCCGATACGAGAAAAACACCCCCGATGAGAATAGAGTGAAGTATTCTTTTCATAGGTTGAAGAGCGAAAGACTTCTGAATGCGATTGACGAGATAGAGAAAGAGAAAATATACCTTAAAAGCAAAATTAAGAACCCCAAGCAGAAACTCCGCGATCTCAAGAATTGTATTCAAGCGATAAGGAAAATCACTAAAGCTGTAGATTTCTTTTCTTGGGGAGGTTTTAAGAGTATAAGGTATGAGTACAGGCCAGATGTTGAACTTATCTCTTTTAAAGATGGCGTAATTTTGTATAACCCTGAAAGTGTTTTAAGCAGTAGTGACATATGTATTACTAAGAAACTAAGGTATTTTGTTCTTAAATCTCATCGAGGCGTGTAAAAATGATTAGTGATACCTCTATATGAAGACGCAAATTTAGCAATCTCCAAGCTTCGCAAGAAATATGCAGAGCAAAGGGATAGTAATAGTTTTCGTCACCATGAAAGAAAGTTCGCCCATCACGCCCTTTTCGTGCTAAAAGAACTGGAAAAAGAGATAACTTCGCTCGCTGATCAAAGAGGTAAAAATGCCAAAAATCCTATCTTCCCGTCGTTCTGGAGTTCTAGAAAAGACTAAAGTCTATTTAATAGGTCATATGCAATACATGAGTGGTAAGGCTTGGCGTGATTTCGCTGAGTCTAAACTTAATGATATGGGCATTACTGTTTTTAATCCTTTAAAAAAACCATTCGAAGCAGACGTAGAAGAAGGAGAGAACGTGGCTAAAGAAATGGCTGAACAGATGGAGAATGGGCAATATCTGGAGGTTTACAGGAGGATGAAGAATATCAGAGCTTTTGACCTTAACCTAGTTGATCGTAGCGACTTCATAATTGGTCATTTTTACCCTAATATTGCTTCTTGGGGCTCTGCTGAAGAGTTGGCGGTGGCTGTCAGGATGAAAAAACCGATTTTTCTTTCTATAGAAGGAGGAATTAGTAAAACACCTTATTGGATAATGGGTCAAATTCCCCCCGAATGTCTTTATGATTCCGTAGAAAGTATAATAGAAGAAATCAGTAGGATAAATTCAGGGGAAAAACAGGTGTCATTGGAGAGATGGAGACTATTGAAGAAAGAGAAAAGGTAAAGACGAAAAAAATGTTGACAGCAGTGTAAACTGAAGCTAGTATTATCTCAGTTCTTTGAGACATATAGAATTTTTGGATTTTGTCCGGTGACGGCTGGACAAAGGAGATGGCTGAATAACCCTCCATCATAAGGGGTAAGGCGCAGGGACATACGCCAGAGTGCAATCGTATGAGATGTATGTTTTTGGTAAGCTGGTAAACTGAACTGTATTGTGTGCTGGCTTTGTAGGTAATGCAGCAATCCTACTCTCCATAAATCTTAATTCAGGCGATGGCTGTCTTCATCAGAGGGGTTCTCCACCCCCACCTCCTTGGGCAGTTGTCGTCTGTTTTTGTGTCAAAATGTCTTTTATTTTCTTCTTTTCGTAATAAGTTTTTCGTAATAAGTTATATCAATGGCGAAGGTAAACAATCCGAGGCCAGAAAACGTTGGTGTGGTTGTTAGGAAAATGAAGTTTAATCTTTCCGAAAAAGGCACACCTAAGTTCTGGCATAATGATAGCCCGTTTCTGACCTATTTTTGGTGTGCTTTTTCTACAGCGTTTCCACAGGGGGAAAGGTTTTTCTTGGAGTCGGTAAGCTTTTTTAAGGATCGAATCACAGACCCTAAACTAAAACGAGAAGTTAAGGCTTTCATTCGTCAAGAGGCTCATCATACGCATCAGCATAAAATCTTAAACGAGATTACTGCTAGTTATGGGTTTCCTATCAATCTTTATGAGAGAAATTACTGGAAAAAAAGTCTGGCCAAGTTGCGAAAGCATCTGTCTCCAGAACGACAATTGTGCGTTACGATGGCCTTGGAGCATTTCACGGCTGGTTTTTCGGAAGAATGGTTCAATAATACTGAAGTAACTAAGAACGTTGATCCAGAGGTAAAAGCACTCTGGAAATGGCACTGTGCGGAAGAGACTGAGCATAAAGCGGTCGCACATGATGTGTATCAGACTATAGATGGCGGTTACTTTAAGCGCATTAGCACTTTCCTTCCCTCGTGGTTCATGATCATTTTCATTACCTTTCGTATTCTTTATGATATGTTAAAGAGAGATGGCCGACTAACCAGTTGGGGTGACAATTTTAGAGGCTTGCGCTACCTATTCGGGTTTAGGGGGTTTTTTACTAAAATGATACCAGACATGATTGCTTACCATAAGCCGAGCTTTCACCCTTGGGACAAGGATGACTCTCCGCTCATAAATAAATGGGCTGCTGAGAATTCACGATATATTGACCTTCCGCATGAAAGAAGACCTAGAGCTTAATTTGAAGACTCTAGGTTTTCATATCGGAGAATGTGCCAGAATTGCACAAGAGCTTCGAGAAAAGCCCGAGCCGTGGCGATGTGATCGCGCTGCTCAACAAAGTTCTTACAAGGTCTGTGTAAATAAAGTGATATCAGAGTGTGAGAAAATCATTTTTAAGTCCAATGATCATGATTTAGTCTTTAGAATCGAAAATATTTTAGCAAGCTATAACCTTATTAGGGACAGGATGAAACGTTGAGCATTTTACTCTATGATGAGCAATCAGATCGATTGAGTATTGAGCTAGAGAAACACGATAGCAAGCTGCCTCTTTTTTCTCTCGATCCGATAAGGGACTTAGTCGAATTGAATATAAGCCTCACTAACGGACAGTTAGTGAGTGTGGAAATTCATGGCTTATATAAAGTTTCAGAAGGAATCATTCCAGAGATGGGAGATTTTTGGTATTGCGATAATGAAGATACTCTATACATACATCTCACCGAGGAGGATAAAGATTCCCCGCCTAGACGTGACTTGATTTGGAGCGATACAGAAAAACACATTGCGATAATGTTTAATAGAAATGAAGTAGGAAACATCATCGGAATCGAAGTCATCGGGGTCAATATGATAATTTCCTCTACTTATGATTGATACGGATAAAATAAAGATTCTCAAAAATAATAGAGTATACAGAATCTCTGATGTGTTTTATGAAAGAGGAGATGAAACCCCGCCTCAGTGGGAGAGAAATCAGGCTTTGATTCTAAGTGACCCTCAGTACGAAGGGACAATTCTTAGGGATTACCTAACTCGCAAAAAAAAGCATAAAGATTTCAGTTGCTGGAGAGATGTCGTCCGTGAACATGCGAAGAAGAATAGTTATGAAGTCGCTAATAGATTTGATTTAGTTGTTCATATGAGGCTTGGCGATGTGATGGTTATCCCCAAGGCAATAAAGGTAAGGAATGTCATTTCTGCGTATGATAATTTTTATGACAAAGTAGACATAGATGGTTTAGATATTTCGAGAGTAGTTGTGGTCACAGCGATGCATTTCGGAGCAGACGAGACCACGGGTAGGTTTTTTTACAGTGACGAAGCGAAAGATAAAAGTGTCGAAGTTTTTCGCAGTTTAGAAGAGCAGACGAGGGGAATTGGGCTACCTTTTGAGCTAGTCTCCAACGATAATATAGACGCAGATATAGCTTTCATGTCTTATAGTTCCTATTTTGTCAGAGGAAGGACGATGCTTTCAAGGTTAGTGGGCTACTGCGTAGAAAGTAGAAAAAATTCTAAACAATGGATTTTATGACTTGACCACTTCTTACACTTCGCGTTTAGTCGCTGGGCTATGATTTATGAGGACGGTTACTATATAGTCGAGAAGAAACGAGGGAAAAATTCTTCGGTCGCACAACTGGTTGAAGGCATGTGGCATATTATGGGGGAGTCAGTTCCAGAAGACGACATCGAAAAAAAATACAAAGTTTGTTTTCTGGTCAGTAAGAGTTCAGAGCCTTGCGAAACAGAAGAATATTGAAAAAACCCGCTTCGAAACCGACGGGGTTTTTTGCTCTAGGGTGGACGATAGACTTAACTGAATATGTTTGAGACGAATGATTTAAATCTTAAGGAGATCGGGAACGAAGTTTTCTTGATGGATGATTTTTATAAAAATCCTCGAGAGGTTTTAGACTTTATTGAAAACACCGAACCCATAATATGGAAGCATTGGGAATGTCCTTCGTATAATATGATCCATTTCGAAGACCTAAGGCACGAGATACCCGCCCTTGATTTAAAGCCCGCTTATTATTCGTTGTCCTCGTTTTGTGGTCAACAGCCTTGTGCCCATGCTTATGGTAAGGTTAAGGAACCGTTGAGCCTTTCCACAAATATTACTAGGTTCAAAAATGATAACAAGATAGCAGAAGAATTTAACGATTACCGAAAAAAATATTGGTGGCCTCATAGAGACGATGGCTGGAATGGCCTCGTTTATTTCTCTGAGGGTGCTGGCACTAACCTGTATAATCCGTCTTTCAGTGGAAGACGAGACTTTCCTGAACATTATAAGCCTTGGATAGATAAGGAAGAGCTAGAGGTAGTCTATTCTTTAGAATCCAAAGTGAATAGACTGGTCTTTTTTAACGGTAAGAAGTACCCTCACGGGATGGACATAATTGATGATACTTTTTTTGGTCCTGCCTATAGAATTAACCAAGCATTTTTCTTTCAGCAATGACTTTCTTGGTTATAGGGGACAGTTGCACTGACCGTTTCATATATGGTGCTTGTGAAAGGATTTGCCCTGAAGCACCCGTGCCTGTTTTTAATCCTTCTCACTCGACAGAGAACGGAGGTATGGCAAAAAATGTTAAATCCAACGTAGAAGCTTTGGGTGTTGAGTGCGATTTAATTACTCATTCTAACGAGATATTTAAAACTAGGTATGTCGATGATAAAACTAACCAAATGTTACTCCGAGTAGACGAAGATGATACTTCTGTGGAGAAGTTCGATTATAAAAACATACATTACAAAAAGTACGACGCGATATTAGTCTCAGACTACGATAAGGGATTTTTAGACAATCACAGCATAAGGAATGTGTGCCAGTATCACGATAATGTCTTTTGGGACACTAAGAGGGAAATGAAATATGATCTGCCCGTGAATTTGTCGATGATGAAAGTGAATCAATATGAAATTGAGAGCAATTGGTCTTTTGCCCATGCTACCGATCAGAAAACGAATGGTGGCTGTCATTATAACAGGCCAGATCAAATTGTTGCTACTTTCGGGAATAAGGGGTGCAAATATATGGGCAGAATGTATGCCCCTGAGCGAGTAGTGGAAGTAAGGGATGTGTCAGGTGCTGGAGACACTTTTTTTGCTGCTCTGGCTATATCGATGACAAGAGGTGGCGTCACTATACATGACTCTTTAAAGTTCGCTAACCAGTGCGCTTCTACGGTGGTAGAGAAAAGGGGAGTCGTCACTATTTAATTTTTGTTATGACCATAAACCAGATATCAGACTACATTGAGGAATTCCATCCAGACGAAGAAATAAAACTTTATGACGAGTATTTTGATGCATTCCTAGGTATAGGTCGGCAGAAAGGAGGCCCTTTTTGTGCCGTATACGATAGAGATACCTGTATCGATATCTTAATGTCTAATAATAAGTGGAGCCATGAAGAAGCTGAAGAATTTTTTAGCTTCAATACGGAAGATGCATACTACGGCCCGAATACCCCTATCTTTGTTGAAACTATGGAAATAGTAGATGGAGTGATACAACATGAATGTTGAGCTAATCTCAATTACGCAGCCCTTCCGTCCGATGTTCGACTCGCCCAAAACGGCGGAAGACCTTATTGCCTTTTGCGCTAGGGTTTCCAATCCGAAGAATCAGATGAACAAGAAGACGGCCCCTAACCTCATCAAGTTCTTAATAAAGCACAAACACTGGAGTCCTTTCGAACTTGCGGGTATGTGTGTCGAGATAAAGACAAGCAGAGCAATAGCAGCGCAAATACTAAGGCATAGAAGTTTCAGCTTTCAAGAATTCAGCCAGAGGTACAGTGAGGCTACAGAGTTTGAGAGTGTGGAATTGAGGGCAAAAGCGGAGAAGAATAGACAAAGTAGCGAGGACAGGACGAACCCTCTTTTATCCGAGGATCATAAGAACATCACCGCAGATGCAGCAGTTAGTGACCACTTTTTAAGGAGCAAGAAACTTTATGACGAGCTTATTAGAGAAGGAGTAGCGAAGGAATGTGCCAGAATGATTTTGCCTTTAGGAACGGAGACAACCATCTACATGAATGGGACAGTTCGTAGTTGGATTCACTACATCAGTTTGAGGACAGAAGAAAACACGCAGAAGGAACATCGAGATGTCGCTAACGCAGTCAAAGATATCTTTATGCAGGAATTCCCTGATACAAGCAAAGCTTTAGGATGGGCCGAGTGGAAAACCCTTGAAGGAGTAGTTTAAAAAGCTTTTTTAACAACCCCAAATAAAAAGGCCATTTTTTTCTTGACGGTAAAGAAAAACTCGGCTAATATAAAAACATCATGAACGACGAAAATACCATGACAGAAGAAAAAACCCCGAAAAAAAGTCGCCGAGAGTACCAAGCCGAATGGCAAAAAAAGCGTTACTGGAAAGACAAAGAGTATCGGGATGCGAAGTTGAAAAAAGCTGCTGACAACTACGCAAATATGTCTGATGCAGAGAAGAAAGAGTATAGCGAGAAGCAGAAAGGATATCGAAGCAACCAAGTAGTCAAGAAGCTCTCAGGTTCTGAGAAAGATGCGGATTTGAAGCGCAAGCGTGAATACTACCGTGATCGTCGAGATGCCAATGTGGTTTCTAATGCTCGCAATAAATACGATGCCATGAACGACAAGCAAAAGGGCAAGTTTCTGGCTAAATTGGTTCGATATCGTGATATTATGTCTGATTTCGCTACTGAGATCGCCGAACACGAGTCAACAAACGGCGAATAGGGTGGGAAGAACTTTAGCTTTTTCTCAAGCCAAACCCTTGCCATCATCTGCTGATGACGAAGGGCTACAAAATACCCGCTGAGACAGAGAGAGAAATCAGCAAATACATAGACGAAGGTATTCCTCCGAATACTTTCGTTTATTCTATTTTATGCAATCGCCTTTTCGAGGCGTATACAGATTCCGACGACAAGAGGAGATCATCCATATCGGAGGTAGTCAATTATCTTATCCATGAAGCTCCATTTAGAGCTTGGGGATCAGAAAAGATGGTTGAGGATTGGGTGAATTACAAATGGTTTCATAAAGGATTTTAAATGGTATTAATTGTGGAGGTTTTCTTCTTGACTTAATGTACAAACTTATGTGACCCTACATCTGCGCTAAGGAGCAGCACCCGTTCTCGGGCAGGGTCATGAACGAGAAAATCTTTACAGGTGATGAACCTCTTCTTTCAAGGAAGGAAGAGAGGGAACTTTCTTTCTTAATTCAGAAAGGAGGAAAGAAAGGCTCTAAAGCTCGCGAAAGATTTATAAAGGCAAATCTAAGGCTAGTAATAAAGATAGCTGGTGATTACAGGGGGTGCGGATTGGACATCGACGATATGGTAAACGAAGGGAACATTGGGTTAATGACTGCGGTGACCAAATTCGATCCTACGGCAGGGACGAAGTTCTCCACCTACGCGAGTTACTGGATCAAGCAAAAAATAACTAGAGCCCTTAGTGAAAAAGGAAAGTTGATTAGACTTCCCGTTTATCTCGATCAAAAACAATACAGCATTTTCAAATATGTGAGCTTGTATAGGGAACGCCAAAACGAAGAGCCTTCTATTGAGCATCTTTGCAATCGTTTCAAAGTCACGAGTGTCCAGTTAAAAAAGATTTACGCAGCAAAGCGGGTTATCGTAAATCTCGATCAGAAATTCGATGATTCTCAAGACTCTCGGTCTTTCGGGGATATAATAGAGGATAAAAAAACGCCCTCCCCTTCCCTCACAGTTCTTAAAGCCAGCGATTTCGAGACGTTAATGAAATACGTCGATTCTCTAAATAAAAGAGAGAGGTACATCATTGTCCGTAGGTTTGGGTTAGATGGACACGATAAGGAGACCTTAGAGCAAATCGGTAACGAGTTGAACATAACTCGCGAGCGTGTCCGCCAAATAGAGAATATAATATTTCGTAAGCTTAAGAGACTGATCAACGGAGACCATGCAATTAAGCTTTGAAAGCAAAAATGAAAAACAGGGAGAAAATAATAAAATATGAAAAAAAACAAGTATACGACATTCATAGTGGAATGTGATTGGGCTGAGACGGTAAAGATAGAAAACGATAAGTTCAGTAGTTATTTCGACATGGCCACTGAAGCTATGACGAGGGCATTAGAACGGAAGGTCAAGAAATACAAATCCGGTGATTCTGGGATCAGATTTTCTCAGTTCATAACAGCTATGGATGTTCATCATTCAAAGATGGAAGAAGAAGATCAGTGGAGGTATACCATTGTTAATCTCACAGATAACGTATTAATTAACGCTGGCCAGCCTAGTTTGGCTAATGAAGTCGTTGAACATTTCGAAAATAAATGATTTCAGAAGAAGACATCATTACTTTCCAACTTCCTCCTTGGGTTGTCCAATTGTCAGAGAAAAACTCTTTTGAGTTTAAAGAGGCTGATACACCCAGCCACATGCGTCATATCGACGATAGAGGTGATACCGTCATCGAGGACAACATGACAGGCAATCTGATACATTATGCTTTTTGTCGTCATTTTTTTGGTCAGGAGGGAGTTGGAAAGTATCTTGATGCTTACTGGGTTTCAAATAAATTTCCCGAAATAAGAGATAAGAGAGGGACAAAACAAGTCAGTGATATGGGCTATGACATCCTCAGGTTGAATGTCGATTTTAAAGGCAGCTTTCTAAGAACCACCCTACCAATGATTAAGCACAGGGCTCCGGTTAGACCCTACGAGATGCATCGGAGTCATATCTATTGTTTCGGTTTGATTTCTGTAAATAATACGAAGTGGTATGCACATCTACTCGGGTGGGCAAAGGGTACGTCTTTCCCAGACGAACCTTTGGATGATGACTCCAGTGTCTTTAACGGGGCTCATTTGTTGCCAGTAGCGGAACTTAATCCTTTCGTCCCTTGGTCTTGGGAAATGTTTTAAAAGCTTTTTAAACATGAATACTCTTAAGGTAGTCGTAGTTAGCGGTTATTTTGACCCCATCCACGTCGGGCATTTAGAAATGATAGAGAATGCCTCGAAGCTAGGGGATATTTTAACAGTGATTGTAAACAACGATCACCAAGCTCGTCTCAAGAAGGGCGAGCCTTTCATGCCCGAGGAAGACAGGGCTAAGATTGTCTCCAAAATACAAGGAGTTGATAATGTTTTTCTTTCGGTAGATAAGGACAAGACGGTTTGCGCTAGCTTGTCTTATTTGGCGCACTTTACCACCCCCAAGCCATCCATTTTTGCCAATGGGGGAGATCGCAAAAATGAGGAAATCCCAGAAGCCTTCATTTGTAAGAAGTTCGGCATTGAGATAGTAGATGGTATGGGTGATAAGATTCGCTCTTCTTCAGATTTCACAGGCTTGAAAGGTTCTGCGGAATGAAAACGGCTTACGTATGGGTAAGCAGACCAAGGGATACCACTCGATACGAATTTGTTTTTTACGCTGGGATAACCCAGAGAGAGTTAAGACAGCGATTCACAGGAGGGTATAGATTTGACCGTGGTAGTATTAGAGTGAGGAAATCTGAGATTGAGGTTGTGGGAACGCACGAGGTCGAAAGTTACGAGTTCCCTTACGATCAAGAGTTGGCTAATAATTTTCAAGAACAGCACTACATCAACACTGTTCGCGCTGCTGGTGCTACTTTAGAAGGATTAGGGATTTCAGTTAGGGTCGGTAACAAGAGCGATGCTGTACCGCTTTATAACTGTTGGCGAAGGAACAGTGAAGCGTGTGAGGCTGGTTGGTTTCAGAGTATTCGGAGAGTCAAGGAGTATGAGTGGAAAAAAGAAGTTGGGTTTTACACTAGGGGGCAATACAAGCACCAACGCGGAAGGCGTAAACTTCATTGGAAGGACACAGATTGCAGAAAGTTTTTACAATGGTGCGAAATGTTTCACGAAGGTTCTTCACTCGATATGGGCGTTTATGACTCTATTATAGAAAAAGTTAGAAAAAGTTCTTGACGTTTACACAACTCTCCATTACTATGGGAACAGATTGATGGAGAGCAACAAACATGAAAACTCAAGAAATTAACGTCGGTAATTATATAGAAAAAGGCATTCAAGATTCCACTAAGTTCGGGATCGAAGAAGAGGATATGTCTCATATTCTCTCAGTCCTCCGAGATTCACTATACAGTGACAAAATCGGGGCTGTCATTCGGGAGTATTCCTGTAATGCAGTGGATGCAAACGTGGAGGCTGGGATCGGGGATAAGCCGATCAAGGTCACTCTCCCTACTGCTCTTCAAGAGGTTTTTAAAATTCGTGATTTCGGTCTTGGCCTTACTCACGATGAGGTTTTCGAAATCTACTCGAAGTACGGCAGGAGTACGAAACGCCATTCCAACGACTATATTGGGATGCTGGGCATAGGCTCCAAGTCGGCGTTTGCTTACGGGGATAACTTCCTAATCTCGACTTTCAAAGACGGAACTAAGACTGTTTACAATGCTTACATTGATCCATCTCGGCGCGGTGTTATTGCTAAGATTCACGAAGAAGAGACTGATGAGCCTAACGGGGTCGAAATTGAGGTCGCCGTAAAGGGAGATGACGTTGAAGATTTTCGTGACAAAGCTTACGAGATATTCCAGCACTATAAGGTTACTCCAGATATTGTTAATCCAGACGATACCAATAAGGATTATTACTTAGAAGGTCGTGAGGTGATTCTCTCTGGAGAGGGCTGGGAGTTTAATTCTAAAGAGAGTTCTGATGGTGATCCCGTCTTAATTATGGGTAATGTCGCCTATCCTATTAAACGACACTTGCTGGGCGATATTGATGAGGACGTTCAAGCAATTCTCAGTGGTCACTTGACTGTTGAGGTTACGATAGGGGAAGTCGAGATTTCAGCGAACCGCGAAAGTTTGCAGTACACTGACGCTACGAAGAAAGCGATCCTTGAGAGATTAAAGAGTGTAGCTGGTCAAATCGTTGACTCTATTCTGAATAAATTCGGGGAATCTGATACCATTTATGCAGCGAAAGTGTTGTGGTCTAAAACGTTTGCCACTGATGGCCCTTTCTATAGTTTTCGTAATTTGCTTAACGACAAACTTTACGTCGGCAATCAACCGATAAATGATGCGGAATTCAAGATACATGATGAAGATGCAGTAGTTCACGGAATCAAAGACGGGAGGAAGAGAAGCAAGTTCAAGGAGCAGTACCGCAATGTGCTAAGAGTTGATAACGATGGACATATTTTCATAGTAAATGATTATGGTCATAATCGTGGGGCGATGAAGCGTGTTCTCCACTTAGAGAAAGAGGATGAGAGAACCGTTAATATGATCACTTTTTGGGATGGCGATAACGGAGCCCTCAAAGGCAAGACAACAAACGAGTATGCGAAACGACTTAAGGAAACGTGTTCTTATGACGGGCCGTTTTCTCTGCTCTCCGAATTACCGGAACGAGATATTTCTCAATGGCAGTCCAACACTTCCAGTTCCACCAGTAAGGAAACGAGGCGTAGGAATAACACTAAGATCGTTAAGTTGATAACTGAGGGAGTTGGGTGTTCCTGTAACGTTCAGTCTGACCATTGGGAAGCGGTCTCTGTTGATTTAGACCAAGATAGCGGTGTTTATCTACATATCGATAGGTATATGGTGATGGCCGATGGTTACGAGAGGAAAGTCCATTTCTATGATGACGTCTTTAGTCACCTCAAACTACTCGGGGTTAGAGTCCCCACTATCTACGGAGTGAAGAGTGCGTGGATTGATAAGGTGAGGGACAATCCTAATTGGGTAAGTTTTAACGATTGGATTGGGCAAGAAGTCGGCAATCTGATGGCTCCAGAGGTTAAAGAAGCTATCTCCTACCATCTTGCATGGAGGAATTCTGATTTAGACAGTGGATGGTATCGTTTGTTTGACAAGATTGAGGTCGGGTTGAACAATGAGTCGTCTCTGGTCGCAGATTTAGCCTATGAGGCTAGGCAGATTAATCCGAAGAACGTGATAATTACGGACAATAAGA